ATAAAATTGTCAACGGTGATGTACCAGAGTTTTTGAAAGAATATGCAGTTTATAGTTTAGATATTGGTGCTATGCTTGCTGGTAGTAAATATAGAGGCGATTTTGAAGAGCGTTTTAAACTTGTACTCGAAGGATTGCAGAAAAAAGGCAAAACAATTATGTTTATCGACGAAGCACACATGATTAGTGGTGCTGGAGCGAGCGGACAAGGTAATTCAAATGATCTTGCAAATATGTTAAAACCTGCACTTGCAAAAGGTAACATAAAAGTAATTGCAAGTACAACATGGGATGAATTTAGAAAAGCATTTGAAAAAGATAGAGCTCTTATGCGTAGATTCCAACGTGTAAGTATTGATGAACCAAGTAGAGAAAACACAGTAAAAATTCTCACAGGACTAAAAAAATATTACGAAGATTATCATGCAACACAAATCACAGCAGACGCTATTGAAGCCGCAGTTGACTTGAGTATAAAATATCAAACTGATAAAAAATTGCCAGACAAGGCAATTGATCTTATTGACGTTGCTTGCAGCAGATTTAAGGTTAATAATCAAACAGAAGACAAAGTTGTAGGTAAAGAAAATGTACAATTTGAACTTGCAAAAATGATAAAAATACCAGAAGATCAAGTAAAAGAACGTGAAAGCGAAAATCTTGTACATTTAGAAAAGAATTTAAAAGCAAATGTATACGGACAAGACAATGCTGTTGATACAATTGTTGATAAAATCTTAGTAGCTCAAGCAGGCTTAAAAGAAGAAGACAAGCCTATTGGTAGTTATGTGTTTATGGGTCCAACCGGTGTTGGTAAAACTGAACTTGCAAAACAACTTGCATCTCAATTAGGTGTACAACTTGTAAGATTTGATATGAGTGAGTATCAAGAAAAACACAGTATCAGTAAACTTATAGGTTCTCCTCCTGGTTATGTCGGGTTTGAAGAAGATGCAGGTCAATTAATAACAAAATTACAAGAACATCCAAATTGTGTATTGTTGTTAGATGAAATAGAAAAAGCACATCCTGATGTAAGTAGTATCTTATTGCAATTAATGGATAATGGCAGAGTTACCGGTAGTAATGGTAAAGAAGCCGATGGTAGAAATTGTACCTTGATCTTAACTACAAACTTAGGCGCAAAAGAAGCAGAAAAAAATAACATAGGCTTTGGTGAAGCATTACAAAAAGAATATGACGACTCGGAGTTGAAAAAATACTTTGCACCAGAATTTAGAAACAGGCTCGATGGTGTAATTACATTTGGCAAACTTGAAAAACCTGTAATGCTAAAAATTGTAGGCAAGTTTTTACTAGAACTAAAAAATAAACTTACTGCTAAAAAGATTGAAGTAACAGTGTCAGACGAGGCATTAGATTATCTAGTAGATAGTGGTTTTGATCCTCTTATGGGTGCAAGACCTTTGCAACGTGTAATTGATAACGAAATTAAAAAACCGCTTAGTAAAATTATGTTATTTGGTTCTCTTAAAGACGGTGGTAAAGTTAGAATAGACAGTGATGGTGAAAAATTGAATTTAATAGAGGAAACCGTAACTGTTGAAACTGTGTGAAACTAAAAAATTACATTATAGCGAGTATATATACAAAATAGAAATCTATAATGGACTTGCGGGTCACTTTAGAACAGAGTTACAACGTGCTGGTAAGTTGAGTTGGACAAAACAAGTACTCGACGAACTCAACGCTAACATTCGTAGTACAGACGACCAAGTGATTGTTAGTAGAGGTAGGTTTAATTATCCTATCTCTACAACAAACTTCTATGATGCTATAAATCTTTACCGCATACTATTAAAACACGATTGCTATAAAATTAGAGTTGAAGTCAATACCCTGTTTATATACACAAATGATAGAGATTTTTGTACAAAAATTATAAATCAATGTGCAGTAGCAAGTTTCTGGGAGCCAAATCCTAATAAACTTGCTGCTCTACAATCTGATAAAAATATTATTTTAGTTGACAAAGAACCAGAATACCAATATAAAGTTACTCTAGGACCTAAAAAAGGACAACCAAGTTTAGCAAAATGGGTAGATGCTAATCCAAAATTAGCAAAAATGGGTGACGTTGCAAAAGAAGAATGTTTGCATAACGGATGGGTCAAAGGATATTACTTTTATGTTAAAAATTCTCAAACATTGTTAATAGCAGAATTAATGGTAGGCGATAACATTGCTAGATTAGAGAAATTAGTGTATGTAGCAGAATAGATAAATAGTATTATGCCAAGTACGAGTGAAATAATTTTATCTAATCAAACACATCCAGGAGATAGTACGTCTGAGACTATCACTGGTGACAAATTTAAAGGTGACGGTTACTACGGACGTAGTGACGGTTTACACAGCGTTCAGTATAATGTGAGCGGATTCAAAGGAAATGTAGTAATGCAAGGTACACTTGCAACAGATCCTACAGATGAAGACTGGTTTACATTACCTACTACCGAAAATACAGATGGCGACGGAAGTTATATATACAATTTCACAGGTAACTATGTTTGGGTACGAACTTATGTAAGCAATTGGACTGACGGTGCAGTACAATCTATAGTTTTAAATCATTGAGGAGTGATAATAAATGCACACTGTTACAATTTTATTTCCTCAACAAACAAACACACAAGAAGTTTATGAAAATTTAGAAATTAATACCGGAATACTTACAGAAAGTATATCTGAAGCATATTCTTTTGACTACGAGAACGGCAGCGGAATAGAATATAATTTACATAATACTATTAACGAAAACAAATTAGAAGAACTTGTAGAGGAAATAACCATGAGATTATTTGATTTAGGATTAAACGATTTTGAATTAGAAATAAGCGAATCCTTATTAACAGAAGCTACATTACGTAGAGGTAACAGGGGCGACGAAGTAAAAGTATTGCAACAGCAACTAAAGGACTTAGGATTTGACCCAGGACCAATTGATGGTATTTTTGGAGGTGGAACTGAAACTGCTTTAAAAGCATTTCAAAGACGTGCCGGTATTACTGTTGATGGATTAGCAGGCGGACAAACTCAAGCAGCTATAGCTAGTATGGGTAGCCCACGCAATGCTGGAAACTTACGCAGAGGTGGTGACTGGGAAAACCAAGAAGGTACACCAGGAAATCCAAGAAAAGTAACACGCCTAAGAGTCGGGCAATTAAATGATTATGTATTTGATTATACACCAGAATTATATAGAAAATATATTAGAACACACGAAGTTGTTACAATAAGTGATTTTGGTAATAGAAATAATCCAAAGTTGTTATTGCCTAGATTAAATATTAGCGGTACACCTCCAGGAAATCCTGAAGGACCATTATATACTTCTCAAGGAATTAGATTAAACAGAGACCCTGGTCCAAGTAGAGGCGACCTAGGCCCTATGGCAGATATCAACATAGATAGACCATCTGAAGCAGAATCAAGACAAAAAATAGCACAGCTAATAAGAGACAGAAAATATGCACAGGCATTAGCAGCGGTAGAATTTGACGAGAGAATAACATTAACTTCAGAACAAATGGCTGCATTAAGAAAATTGGCAGAACCACGAGAAAGTATTGAAGAACAAACATACGACGATGATGATAAATTTTATGAAGACTATGGAGTTTTGTATTACAACGAAGACGAAGAATTAGATGAAGCAGAGTACCAAGGTCGTAAAGTTAAACTAGGCAAGCCTATGCAAGGCGACACTAAGAAGTTTAAAGTATACGTAAAGAATCCAAAGGGTAATGTAGTCAAAGTTAACTTTGGACAAAAAGGTGCTAAAATTAAAAAAAGTAATGCGGCACGTAGAAAAAGTTTCCGTGCAAGACATAACTGTGCTAATCCAGGACCACGTCATAAGGCAAGATATTGGAGTTGTAGAAAATGGTAAAAATTAACGAATTTCATGATATGGAAATAGACAAAGATAGACCTATCTTTGAACCGTTGCCATTTGATTTAGGAGAAGATTTGGTTATCTTTATGCGTAACGATCCTATGTTTTATAGAAGACATTTTTTTCCAATATCAGACCATATTCAATTGAACAAAAAAAATATCAAAGCAATCGATCGTAACCTTATAAACAAAATGATCAATACAGGTATAACAGAGTATTGTAAAAAATATAAAATACCACATGATCCAAAAACTTTAATCGACAAAGGCGAACGTAGTGTTATAGCTGGGCAGATTATTAAGGACGAATTAGATCAATGAGATATCAAGAGTTCCGTTTAGTAGAAGCAAAACAATTAGGTAGAGCATTTAATCATCTAGAAGACCTAGTTTTTTTCTATGGAGTAAGTGGAACTATTGAATCACTAGAACATCTTAAAGATATTGCTACAGAAAGCGGTGCTAATAGTATACGCATGAAATGGGATGGCAATCCACAAATATATTGGGGTAGAGCCGAAAAGGGCGGTCCGCTTGTATTAGCAGGACATAATGCTTGGGCGAAAGGTGCTGCTGCAACCTCGCCAGAAGAAGTAGCAGACTTTATTATCAACAAGTCAGGTAGTCCTAAAACACCCGAAGAAATTGAAGCACGTAAAGAATTTGGTAATCAATTTGCTAGTCTTTATGAATTTTTTGATCGTGCTACACCCAAAGATTTCGTTGGCTATGTTTATGCAGACGGACTATTTTTGAATACACCAGAACAAGATAATGGTGTATATACATTCTGTCCTAATCCAAAATCTCAAACTTGTTATCATGTAAAAGCAGATAGCGAGCTTGGAAGAAAAATCAGCAGTGCAAAAATAATGGTAGTAGGACATGCATATTTTCCTACATTTGGCGCACCTGATAGTTCACAAGAACCTATGCAAGATTTTAGTGCGTTTGACAAAACAAACGATTTAATTGTATTAGGTCCAGTTTACAACAACAAAAAAGTTAATGTAAACTTAGGTGCAATAGATAAAGTTGAACAATTTGCTAATAGTGCTAAAAATAAAATTGATCCATTTTTAGAAAGTGTAGCAGGATTAAGTGATCTAAAAAATATAATTTACACCTATGTAAATCAAACTGCAAAAGCCAAACAACTAGATAGTTTAAGTCAACAGCATTTTTTCGAGTGGCTACAAAATAGCAGAGTTAGTGCGCCAAAGCAACAAAAAATAAACGATCTAAACAAGCAATATAATAATGCACTAGATAGTATTTTTTCACTTGTTAAAATGATACAACGTATGAAAGACGAAGTTATTGATCAGTTAGAAGGCGAGCAAGGCGATATTTGGGATACTAACGGTGAAGGTCGTGTACGTTATGCTGATATGGGCAAAAAATACGGAAACGTAAAATTAGTGCCAAGAAAAAGATGGACACCGTCATGAGATATAATGATTTTAAAATTGTAGAAAATAATGTTGGTGTAGAATTACAAGCCGGGCCTCCTTATCCGCAAGAAGAAAAGGATGCTGTACGTGCTTTACAAACCAAGCTAGAGGAACTAGGATACACTGTAGGTAATACAGGTATAGATGGAAAATATGGTCCAAGAACTACAAGAGCAGTAGCAGCATATAAAACAGACTTTAATATAAGCACCCCTGCTAATTCTATGTCAACTAGAGAACTAGAACAAATAAAAACAGCAACAAAAGTAGCGGAGCCAACTCCTACAGGCAACGAAGGCGGCGACATAGGTGACTTAGGTGACCTTGCTAGTTTGGAAAACTTAGACCAAGCAACAGCAGCAGTAAATAATTTCCTTGGCGCAGATGTTAGTGCAGAAGAAATGAACATGTTAATACGTGCAACGGCAGCTGAAGCAAGTCGTAATAGTCAGGAACGTGGTGCAGTTGCAGCAGTTATCTTAAACAGAGTAAGAAGCAATAGATACCCTAACAGTATTGAAGCAGTATTAACACAGAGAAATCAATTCCAAGCAGTAACAGGAACAAGATTTGATCGTGGCCCAAGTAGAAACTTTTCAAACATGAGTAATAGAACAGGCGCAGAAGTAATAGGTGCTATAATACGTTATCTTCCTAACATGGATAGAAGTTGGTTAAACTTTACTGCTAATAATCCAAGAGCATATGGTAGAGGAACTAACATTGACTTTATGTACACAATGCGCAATTCACCTGACGCACAGGTAATTGGCGGAACAGTATTTGGAACAGCATAATGAAACTAAGACAACTATTTGAAGCACCAGGTGAAACAGTAGGACTTATATTTGGAAGATTCAATCCTCCACACAAAGGACACAAGGCAGCATGGGAAATGGCTGCAAAAGAAACGCATTGGTATGTAGGTACAAATGCCGGCACAGTTGGTCCTAAAGATCCGCTGCCATCGCAAGTGAAAGTTCTTGCTATGGAAGCTATTATGCCCGAAGTCAAACAGCACATTGTATTCAGTCAAAGTTGGCTTACACTTGCTAGTGAGTTATATCAAAAACATCCAGATGCTACATTAGTATTATTCACCGACGAAGGCTGGGTGCCTAAAACCATACAACAATACAACGGTGCAGAAGGTCCACATGGCTCATACAATTTTAAAAACATTGAAGTCAAACCTACGCCACGTTTGAGTAGTGCAACAGCCTTGCGTAAAGCAGTGTTGGACAACAGTCCTGAAGAGTTTGCTGACGCAGCAGGCGTTCCGGCAGACACGTTGATTGATGTACCAGGCGAAAACATCACTTTCTTTGATATGGTTGCAAAGTATTTAGAACCACATAGAGAAAAATTATTGGCTAAGAAAAAATGAACATAGAAGACTTACAACACTTAGCAGGTATAAAAAATAAATTTACAGGATACACACCCTATACTGTAGAAAACATAAGTATAACTGGTACAGAAAAGGCACAAATACAACGCAAGAAAAAGATAAAACCCGGTACACCAGAATGGTTTAAACTTTGGTTTAGTCAACCGCACCTAACAGGAGAAAAGCCCGTTGAGGATTAAACATATAGATGAAGCAGTCGGTCGTATTATAAAGGATGTAAACACTACACCAGACGTAGGTGTGAATGAAATACCAAAACAGGCTGCAAAATTTGGTAATAAAGTAGACAAAGATGGACGTCCACCTACACTTAGTAGTAAAGTAAAAGGCAAGAGTACAAATGTGTTGTTTAACTTAGGCATGACAGAAAGTACAGAACCACGCTACACAGCAATGGAATGGGCTATTATCGAAGGCGGACATAGTTTGGATGACATCAAACCACAGCCAAAGAAACTTGGTAGAATATTTACAGCATTAGAAAACGTTACTGAAGCATTAGACAATCCGTATCCGTTTAATCTACAAGGTCCAGATTCATCGCACAACTTTGCAGCGACGGCACAAACACCAAACGGTGTATTAAGAATGGACTTTGAAGCAGTAGACTATGATGACTTTGGTATTGACTTTGCAGTTGGTAAGAGCATGGGCAAAACAGAAGCAGGCGATGAGTTTAGAGTGTTTGCTACTGTAGTTGCAATGATGAAACAGTGGATTAGTGTAGTGGGTATTCAACACGTAGAGAGTTTTGACTTTGGTGCTAACAAAGGCGAACATGCCAGTGACGGTAGAGCAAGACTATATGCTAGATTTGCTAAAAAACTTGCTGATCAACTAGGTTGGAAGTTAGAACAAAGCACCACAGCAAACCGAGATACAGAATTTTTCAAACTAACTAATCCTGATCCAGTACCACGTGATGATAGTCACTGGGACAACTTAGAAGATAATCCAGATTTACAAGATCATTCAGAGTTAGAAGAAAACTTTGCTGATGGTAAGAAAAAAGGCAAAAGCAGACCAGGCAGAGTAAAGAAGTCAGGTGCTAGTTGTAATGGATCAGTTACAGCATTACGCAAACGTGCTAAGAACGCAAGTGGTGAAAAGGCTAAAATGTATCACTGGTGTGCGAATATGAAGTCAGGTAAGAAGAAGAAGAAGAAAAAATGAAGATCAAC